GCCGGTGCCCCTGCTAACCGGCAGAGATGTTGTTTGGGTAAACAACATCACAATCCCCTACAAATCTGTCTTCCTTAGAAGACAGACCTCCAACCTCGCTGGATTAACGTCGAGCGAGGCAAAACGACGGTGGACGGATCATCGACTCCAGGGAGGACTAATCCTCGTAGGAGACGAGTCCAACCATCAAGCTTAGACTCTTTACGGACCGGGAGGACCGTAAGGAGACGAAACTCAACGCGTTGGTAACGACGGTTCCACCTACTCTTGAACAATTTGAGGTTTCTAACCTCAGCTTGAACAGGAGAGGGGAGAACCTTACAAGGAAACGACGAAAGAGCCGTACCATAGGGGATAACCCCAAAGGTCGACTCAAGCCGTGACCAGATAAGGTTCGCAGCCTCATCGTAACCCCGCTCAGCCAAGGCGTTAGCCAAAGCTGAGTAGGATGAGAGCACCGTCCCGTCCGTGGGTCGATCGCTATACTGTTTCTTCAGACGGAGTGGGGTGACAGGGACACCTCGAAAGGCATCCATGCCGCAACTCTCTCTGAAGTTTCCAGTAATGCAAGACTTATCTCTGTTGACTACTAAGCCAACAGATTCTAAGGCTTGCATACATTGGTCCGCCAATGCTGTGGGGACGATTAAATCGTCTCCATACACATAGAAGGACCTAGCCGCTAGTCTAAGTGGCATTCTTGCCTTGAAGACTGCGGAAGCGACAAGCAAGACCCAGAAACAGTAAGCTTCTACGGGAAAGCAAAGTGCACTTCCCATAGGAGCAAATTTCCTGAGCTTGACTATCTCTCCATTGGGGAGAGTAGTCGCCTCCGAACGTGTGGCCTCTAACGCTCGAAGTAAGTTAGGAGAGTCTTTAAAGACTCGTCTAACAAGTTCGAGAGAGACCCGGTCTGACGCATCTTTGAGATCAAGCGTAGCAAGCTTACCAGTAACTGAGTTACTGAGAGCAAGGTTACGATTAATCTCTTGATTCGTGAAGTTGACACGACCCCTCGTGAGCAAATTAATGCTCTCAAGGTGAGTGGCAATCTTCCGACCCAACCCTTGCTGGATCCACTGGTATTCCAGTGGTTCAGCTGAGATGAGTCGCGGACCTCGGGAATCTTTCGGGACGAGTACCACGCGGGCAACTCCTGATTCCAGTCGTTGCATCGCAAGATACCAATCCCGACGATCCGCAGCCTCCAACCCCCACCCACACATGAAATATGTGTAATAGGGGTAATACTGGTGAATCTTGGAATAGAGGCGGGAGAAAACCCACTTCTCTTCCAATTTCTCTCCAGTAGCCACCGCCCCTGGACCATGTCGCGGAAGAATGTCCTTAGGGTCGAAACCCTTAAAGACGTTCTTGGTAATTCTCGCAGCGAGAGACAGAATTTCTTCTGTTTCGCTAGAGAAAACCACGTTCTCGAGCTCATCATCTGTCTCCTTGAAACGCTCGATTACCGAGCGCTCAATAAGAGGCTGATATGGTAGCTCGAGCTTGTACGCGAAAAAGAGCACCTGTCTGAGATGGGAAACCGCCTCAGGAGGTGCTGCGTCCAGGAGCAAACCATCCTCGCAGAAAACTAGATTGAAGTAAGCCTGCA